CGAGCGCAATATTTCGCCTTCTTCACCGTTATTACCGAAACCGATGTTTATAAAAAAGATGGACGACATTCCAGCGTCGGCGTCGGCGTCGGCGTCGGCGTCGGCGGCGGCGTCGGCGTCGGAGGATTCAGATTCAGAGTCGTCGTCGTCGTCATCGTCGGCGTCGTCGTCGTCGTCGATTCATAATAAAGTGACAAAATTTCATCCGGATGAAATAAGTCAATATGCTTATAATAACATACGCACAGGTGAATCATCGAATACAGATTCATTATTATGGTGTTTATATATTATGATGTATGGTGTTGAAAAATATGAAATGATTGAGAACCGTTATACTGAGTCAATTCGTTTTAAGTTTGAGCTCGTCGAAATATTACGAGGGAATAAGCCCATTCTAAAGGCAAACAAGGTGAAACTGAATTCGGTAGAAGATACGTTGGTTCATAAACCATTCATTACATTAGAAACACTTCATGCCGTTGTATTATGTAAATCATTTTCTTTGTGTATTGTTCAAAATCGTAAGTATTACGATAGCGGTAGCGGTAGCGGTAGCGTGTTCATCATCGAAAAGATTAAAGGAATATATGTTTTATATATCGCACCCACGCCGGCGATTGTTGATTATCTCGCATATGTGCGTGAGAATTATTGGCGAATGGAAAGTATTTCTGCCCCAATTCGTCCTATTTCAGCATACAAATTACAAGACTTAATCGATATTTCTGTAAAACTGAACTTGCCTACTGTGAATATATTTCCAGATAAATTCGGTTCAATAGGGACAGAAAAACGTAAAACGAAACAAGAATTATATGAATCGATTTGTCGATGTCTATAAAATTGAAGTATATATATATAAATATTATATCCTATTCATATATATAATGCGGAGAAATCGCGAAAGAGGTCTGTCGTCGATGGCGGCGTCAGCATCGGAGACTGCGTCGTCGAAACAATCCGCATTCTTACATATTGTAAAACATTATTTAGAAGGTATCACCGATACGACTGATGGTGTCCCTGAATTAGAAATACGTTTCGGAACACGTGGAAATCCGGGAACCACGCGAGACAACTTCGACAACGTTCTTCAAAAATTACTATCCAGCGGATTTTCCTTCATGAAAAAAAATGCGTATGCTTTGAAAATCCAGAATGAATTCATCGACCAGAAAAGTGGACAAACCAAACTTTCTCTTATTCGCGCAGAAATACACGGTATCAACGAAATCCAGAATTATTGTAAGTCGAATGTTCCAGATGAGAAATATGTGCTATTTACTCAAAAGATGTATGCGAAGACAGGCGGTGGTGTCAGAGGCGAAGGCGAAGGCGAAGGAGAAGGCAACGGCACAACAATCCATCCAGTTATACTTGACGACTTTAATTTCAAGGTAAGTTATCAACGAGAAAAGCGTATCGCAAATACATCGACGCTCGCAAGGTCAATTATGAAAACATGGAACGACAACAAGAAGATATTTCGTTATATCAATCGTAGCACATTAAAACATCCTGATTTTCCGTTTCAAATCGATATGAGCGTTGTCAAGGAGTCGCATAAAGACCAAACCGGTTATATTTCAGCATCGACATTTGATGCCGCCAAAGTTCTTGAAAGTCCTATTCGGTATGAAATCGAAATTGAGGTCATCAACGAGTTGGTCGGTCCAGGAACCGCGTTTAACCATCCGAATCATTTGTTGGATAATTTGCGCAAGATGATAAAAATTGTGATGTCAGGGCTACAAGGAACAAATTATCCTGTTTCATTATCTGATATGCGTGGTGTACAGCGTCGATATTATGAGTTATTGTATCCTGATGAAAAACAAGGGCGTGACAGCGACAGCGACAGCGACAGCGACCGTGACCGCGACCGTGACCGCGACCGTGACCGTGACCGTAAAGGTGGTGGTAAAGACGACGAACACGAACGCGAACGTGAACGCGAACGGGACAACCTAGTGCGACAGAAAGAACGTGAACGAGAACGCGAAACCGCCAAAGGAAGAAACGGAATACAACTTCGCCCAAAGCATTTTATCGGTCCATCTTCTTATACACTTCAAATCCAAAACATTCAACCATTTGATCCTGACTCGAAGGTCCCAAATATTCGATTGAATTATTCTGTAACAGAAAAGGCAGATGGACATCGCAAACTTCTATTTGTCGCACCAAAAACCGGACATATTTATCTCATCGATACAAACATGAACTTACAATTTACAGGCGCTGTTTCGCTAAATACAAAACTACATAATACATTATTAGATGGTGAGCATATTCTTCATAACAAAAACGGAGATTTCATCAACTTATTCCTTATATTTGATGTATATTTCGTTCACAAGGCTGATGTTCGCTCTCGACTATTCTTTCCAATCAACGAAGACGAAGTTCTCACGAATTTTCGACTGCCATTAATGGAAAGTGTCGTAAAAAATCTTCAGTTGAAATGCGTGTCGGGTGGAGCAGAATCATTACCACCGATTCGTATTGAGACCAAGAAGTTCGAAATCGCATCGTCGTCAAAATCCATTTTCGATTGTTGCGCCTTGATATTACGCAAAGCAGCCGAACATCAATTCGAATATCATACAGATGGTCTTATCTTTACACCGATTGATTTCGGCGTGGGGAGTGTCGAGAGAAATGATCCGACATCAGCTGGACCATTATACAAGGCCACATGGGAGTACTCATTCAAATGGAAACCCGCACATATGAATACAATCGACTTTCTTGTCACGACAAAGAAGGGTGAAGATAACGAGGATCTTGTAAGCAATATATTCAAAAGTGGCATCGATATGTCGCGTTGTATACAGGTTCAACAATACAAAACGTTGGTATTACGTGTTGGTTATGATGAACGAAAACATGGCTATTTGAATCCATGTGTTTCAATGATTGAGGGGGGTGGCGCGACGACAGGAAGCGGCAGCGGCAGCGGCAGCGATAACATCGACACCTACAAACCAGCGCCATTTTATCCAACATATCCTTATGATAACGACGCACATATTTGCCATGTCATGTTACGCCCAGATGAAGCCGGAGTAAGCCAAATGATGACACTTGAAAACGATATCATTCAAGATGAGACGATTGTCGAGTTCAGTTACGATCCAGCACGACCGGTAAATTGGCGGTGGTCTGCCCTGAGAGTTCGACACGATAAAACGGCAGAATATCGCGCAGGAGGCAAAAATTATGGCAACGCGTATCACGTCGCAAATAACAACTGGCATTCTATTCATAATGCGATTACACCAGAGATGATAATGACAGGTGATGGAATTCCAGATGACCTCACGAGCGACGATATTTATTACAATAATGCGGAAACGACAAACAGCGGACGTGGCGGCGGTATCGACGTCGGACGTGGGACAAAAATTCGCACACTTACAAAAGGAATGCGCGATTTCCATAACTTGTTTGTGAAACGCAAGCTCATCATGAGTGTTGCTCGACCCGGACAAACGCTTATCGACCTTGCCGTTGGAAAGGGCGGTGATTTACCGAAATGGGTTGCCGCAAAATTAGGCTTTGTTTTCGGTATCGATTATTCGAAAGACAATCTTGAACATAAATTCGACGGGGTTTGTGCGCGGTATCTCGACATTAAGAAACGCAAACGTAATATTCCGGACGCAATATTCATTCATGGTGATAGTAGTAAAGAAATTCGAACCGGTCAAGCCGCAATAAGTGAGCGTTATCGATTGATATCACGTGCGGTGTTTGGTGAAGGATCGAAAGATGCGAGTATATTAGGTCGAGGTGTTTATCCACATTACGGTCGCGCGGCCGATGGATTCGATGTTTGCTCTGTTCAGTTTGCGATCCACTACTTCTTTGAAAACATTATGAAAGTCCACACATTTCTTCAAAATGTATCCGAATGTACGAAACTGGGTGGATATTTCATCGGAACGTGTTTTGACGGGGCACGCATCTTTCATGCGTTATCACGTCTAGAAAGCGGATCGGAGTTGAGTATTCTCTCGTCAGGATCTGCGGATCCTCAAAAAATGTGGTCTGTTCGTAAAAAGTATCATCAAACTGAATTTGAACCTGATAGTAGTAGTATTGGATACGAAATAGAAGTGTACCAGGATTCAATTAATAAGTTGACACGTGAATATCTTGTGAATTTTGATTACTTGACTCAGCTTCTTGAAAATTATGGGTTTGACCTCGTGACACCAGAAGAAGCCGAAACTACTCTGATGTTTCGTATGCCTGATGGAACCGCGACATTTGAAACGATGTATCATGAAATGGAACTCGAATGTAAGAAAAGGCGCGATGGCGATGGCGGCGGCGATGGCGGCGGCGGCGGCGCAGGCGCGAGTGAATGGGAACGTCACTGTCAACATGAATACGGCTCCGCTTTGTATATGTCGGCAGAAGAGAAGCAAGTGTCATTCTATAATCGGTATTTCATATTCCGAAAGAACCGAAATATCAACGCAAAGCAGTTGAAAAACAGCTTCTTAAGTTATGCTGGTTTACAAGAGGAACAACAGCGTGTTTCTTCTTCAGAACACGATCTAACCGACGAATCACTCGCACTTGAAAAAATCGCGAAAGCTTCGCGCCCAATCGATGTTGCTTCTAAACCGGCTATTGCTGCGCATATTCTTGAAGAACGTAATGACGCCGCGGCCGTATCCGCAGTCGTCGCCAGCGATACTTCTTCTAAAACGACCGCAGCTGCGACGTTAAAAAAAGCGAAACCCAGATTGAAAAAGGTTACGACCGTAAAAGGATCAACGGAGGCGGCAGCGGCAACGGCGACAGCGGCGACAGCGGCGACAGCTGCGGAAGAAGCAGCATCTGTAGCGTCAGCAGCGGCACCAATCGAACAATTGGAGAAAAAAATACAGAAACGCACTACTACCAAAAAGGCAAAGGCGGCAGCAGGAACAGCAGCGGCAGAAGCGGATACGACGACATCGACTGGAGCAGCCGCAGCCCCGAAACCAAAACGTCAAACCAAGAAGAAAACCGACTTATAAACATTTTACGTATGAATATAATCGATCAATATGTTTAAAAAAACTCCAAAAAATTGTTTCAAACCATTATTATCATGTTCAGGACAAACAATCCCCGCCGCGAATCGTGGCGATACAACACATGATATAACGACGCAGGAAAAGAATCATTCTTCAACAAGCGGACCGGTGATGACTTATTTCAACTATTTTTTATTACCACAAGTTGATCTACATGTATGTGAAAATGGGAATTATAAACCACTCGAATTACAAATTAGATATAGTAGTGAACATAATGTTTATATATCATCCTCAATATACGCACATTTATGTGATATCAAACATCAGATCGAACAGTATCAAGACACATGGGATAACATAAAAAAGTTTACGAATCCATATGAATATATACATTCAAACATATGTGGTAATAAAACAAATATTAGTCGATTGCGCCCATTATCACGGTCATTCTATAAAATGATCGAAATCATGAAAAATAATGACATGTTATCCCAATACAAAAATACATATACTACAAAACCTGATTCAAAAATGGGTATTAAAACGTTTCATTTGGCAGAAGGACCTGGCGGGTTTATTGAAGCAATCGCGTATTTACGTGGAATCGATTATA